CACCCGCCTTTGTATATTCTGAATATCAGCATCACGCTTTAAAGATCTTGCATCATCGCGCATCAACGCCGCACTATGTTCCCTGTATGTCGTCATTTTATGACACTCGAAAGCCGGTATATTAGGGTGGTTAATCGTCTCACCCCTTAGAACCTCAAATCCAAGACTGCACCCATCCAATCTTTCTGTAACCCACAAGCACCCCTTGCATGACCTGCATTTTTTCATTATCACTCACCCCTTAATTGCGTGGAAAATTATTCATAGTATTGGTGATATTGGTCAGCTCAACACCACCTAAATTCCATACTCGCCACACCCAACTTTCCCCATTTTTGTACATTGACCAAATAAAGTAGTCGTTTTTGCCGCGGCTAATTAACACCTCTTCATTGCCAGATCGTCGATTCAATATTTTTTTGCACTGTACAATGATGTTTCGCTTATCACTCTTTCGCTGAATAACAAGCAGATCGCCGTCTTTTATTGAATTTACGTCATCACAAGTGGTCAAATGGCTGAACATCTTTTCATTCATCTTAGCTATCCACCTTTACTATGCTGAGTGTGCGCAAACCGGCAATGTAAACCTCTTCAGATACTTGGTTAACGCTTTTACCGGTGCGCGCCGACTCTTCGCGTATTGCCTTTTGTATGTGATTGCTAATGCGTGTTGTGAAGTTTGATTTTATTACGCTCATTTATGCGACTCCATAACCTTTATTCGATTTAAGTCATAGCCTCCTGAGCGACCATCGACCATAATTACCGGACTACCATCACCAAGCTCCCACGCTTCAGATTTTGTGTTTGTTTGGTGCTCTTTTCCGAAATCATCAGTTAGAATCACCGAAACCCCGACTTCGTACCATTCATTAAAATCACTAGCATTCATCCCATTCCCCTTTCGTTAGTTGGACTGCAAGCATACTTCTATACATGCACTTTGTCACTAGACATCACTAACCCTATTAGATTGTTTTGTTATTAGCGGTTACTTTGTTAATTTCCATTCAAAAATGTCACACCCATCCAGTAGCATGTCGTTAAAATCTGGCAACTTAGGCCACCGAATAACTACTGTGTTTACGTCATTGTTTGAAAGTAAATTTTTATTTCCGCACTCGAATGCGGCATTTAGTCCGGTGCCGTTTGCGTCGTTGTCGGCAAATATCATCAACGTATCGACCCCGGACGGGGCCTTGAACTTTTTCATAATACTGGCGTTTAGTGTGGACCATACCGGCAACTTATAAAGCTGGTGTGCTGATAGTGCAGTTTCTATGCCCTCGGCTATGCCTAAAGTTGATCTAGCCGGAAATAACTTAACGGCAATTGATCCGCTGTACTCTTGAAGTGACAGCATTTTTTTATTGCGTTCAATATCTGCTTTTTTGTCACCGTCTAGGTACGTTAAATGACGCTGTATGGCTTCGGAGTATTCATTTGATGCAATAGCATACATTGCGCCAAAGTTGCGGCCTGCGTCTGTGTGATGCTCGCTCTCACTGTATTTGACGCCACCTGTTGGCATTTGAGTGATTCCGCGACCGTTTAGGTATTCCTGCCCTAAGGTTCCCTCTATTTTTGATATGGACCGGAAGCGCGCCACGGTATTAACTAAGCGGTCGTTTACTTTTGGCTTCTGGTAATCGCCTTCAAAAGTGTTGCCAAAGGCTTCATCTATTTCCTTTGCTAATGTCCTAAAATCTTTCCCTGTTGACTGAGTGAGCAGTGACCACCCATCACCGGAGCCGCAAACACATATCCATGAGCCAGATCCGTCTAGATCATCAACACGTAATTTGCTTTTCCCGCTGCACATTGGGCATTCGCCACGGTAATGATTTCGAGCATCTATGGGAGGTAGATTGTAATAGGCAAAAATTTCTGACCATCTACCAGTAACAAAATCAATTGTTTTCATTTTTTGGTCCTCGATTTTGCGTATCTAATTTGCTGTGACTTAATCCAGCTTCTCATTTGAATCGATGGTGGTGATGGAAATTTCTGCTGCTTATTAGGCCATGTCCCAAACTTAGCTTTATATTTATGAGCCGCCCATCCTTCCGAATAGTGCTTTCCTTTTGCTGTCATTTCGCGGGCATATCCTAATAACTCAGAATAGAATGCTTGACGGTCAAGCTCTGGAATCTCGCTTTTTTCAAGCTTCTGCTTTAGCTTCTGAATTTGCCGTGTTTCGTCGGTTTCAACGTCTTCACCGCCTAATGGCTTAAACCCACACTTTGGACACTGTGGAGAACCAACCGGCTTCATAAATTTACACTTCGGGCATTCCTTTGGTGACTTTTCTAGCTTCTCAATTTCCTGCCGTATCTGTTCGGCTTTGTCTTTGCCGTCCTTATCGCTTTTCAATTCGTCATATTCTATCTGGTCCGGGTATCCTAAGCGGTGGACGGTCCCTGAATGGTCGAACACAATACAAACATCTTTACCTGGTGCGGTCCTAAGTCCACGGCCAATACACTGGACCCAGCGTATTTCTGACTTAGTAGGTCTAGCGTAAATTATACACCTAACGTCAGAGTCGAACCCAGCAACTAATACGCCAACATTACAGATTATCTTTGTAATGCCTAGCTCATAACGTCCGATAATTTCTTGTCGCTCTTCGTGTGGTGTTTTTGCGGTCATAACCTCGCACGCTACGCCTGCACTATTGAAGCCGTTCGTGATGTGGTTTGCATGGGCAACATTGCAGCAAAATGCGATCGTTGGGCGGTCCTCACCATTTTCAAGCCAATTTTGTACGATATTTCCTACAATTTTAGCATCGCCCATGATTTCCGCTACTTCCTGTTCCTTGTAATCCATTCCAAACCCGGCTGTATTTGTGACCTTTACCCCGGTAACGTCGGGCTTAATTGGCGCATAAAAGTCATATTCTGAAAGATACCCGGAGTTTATTAGCTCGCGCATAGTGCATGGCTTCACAAAGTTATCGTAATATTTACCAAGCCATGGTGTAAATGGGGTCCCACTTAACCCAACCACCGGGAAATCTGCATTTTCTATGATTTCTAGTAATTTTATGCGTCGTATATGATTTTCATCGACAATCATTAAATCTATATTTTCTGGAAAGTCTCGACGTATGAGTGTGTCTGCGCTCGCTATCTGGACCATTGCGTTTGGGTTATAGTCCGGGTGGTCCCGCCAAATTATTCCGGGCTTATCTAGTCCGTACTCTTGAAAACGGTCCGATGTTTGAGTCACCAGGATAGTGTATGGCGCAACGAACAGAACACGCTTACCTCGGTCTGAAAATGACTTTGCTAGGTATGCGGCTGTGGCTGTTTTTCCGAATGCCACTGGCGCGCTTACTTGGTGTGTTCTTTTTACTTTCCATTCTTTGCGTAGCATTTGAATGGCTTTTTGCTGGTGCGGTCGTAAATCTTCAAATTTCATGATTTCCCCTTGCAAGATGCAAATTAGGATTGGTTTAAGCGGTTGGCTGTATTGGCTTTGCCGCTAGTGATTTAAACAGCTTTACTAGCCGTTGATTAGCCTCATGTCGTGCTTTGTTGTGCTTCTTGTGTCCTAATGTTTCTTTCTCGAAAGTATCAGCGTAGACGATGGAATACCTATCTGCCACTGCTTTTGCGTGATTTATTCCTGTTATTCCAATTAGTTCGTTAAACTTTTCTGTTAGCCATTTTTCGTCTAATTGGTGGTGTGTTTCTGGTAGCATTTTATTTTTTCCATAGTTGTCAATTAAGAGCGGATTGTCATGGATGGTTTACTAAGCTTAACCAACCAATTTACCGACCTTCGCATTACAAACCAATCAAATAGTATCAGCGACGTTTCACAAATCCTTGTAGGGACGCCCAGACCTCATTACCATGACTTTACCGCTGTTTATCCGCGCTCTTAAACGTCATTTGATTGGTAGGTGTATCTTTATTGCTTCTTTAATGTCGCAAGCTTTGACGTGCTACGGGACTAGCTTTTTACTGTGTCTCGCCCGTAATGAATGATTCAGGGCTTGTGGAGGGTATTTAGAAGGGTGCCGTACTAATCTTTATAACTCTCACATTCCAAAAGGAAGTTCTCGTATATCTTAGATTTTCGGGCATAAAAAAAGGCTATTTAGTTAACAAGCCCAGTTGGAAAAGGCTGGTCAGGGAAGTTAGGTATAAACCCAAAGCCTCTGAACCTGTTACTAAATAACCTTTCCTAACTTATAAACCATTTCTAAAGACGTTTCCACACGCCTACTTAGTATTATAGCAAAGCCTAGTTAGCTTGCAAGTTTATATGATTAACTCTTTGGGCAGTCATACCAATTCATAAATCTCTTTGGTGGCCTTTTTGTTTTGAATGATGGTGACCTAGCCAAATTCCCCCATTTTTTTATAAATTTATCGGCCAGCTCTACCGAGTCATAAAATGATGTATCAGGATTTCCTTTGTCATCACACTCCATTGTTGCGCCAGTCTCCAAAAGAATTTCTATTAACTCTATTTGATTATTTGTTGCGCCCATCACTCCACCTCCATCATTAAAAATACGATTGCCGCCGTTCTCAGTGCTTGTGATTTTAGTTTAAATTCAACAATTATATCAGCGTCACCACGTCTATATTTTTTGCATGATCCTACTGAGCCTAAATGCACTTCCGGCCATTCAATATCAATCCCATACTTCTCAATTATCGGGCCAATATCTGCCCATGACCCAGTTGGGTTGAATTCACCATACTTTACTTCTCGTTCGTCCGGCTCTCCATGCGGCCCCAAATACATTTGCATTGAAATCAAATCGACTGTATTCCGCGCTTGGTTTATGTAGTAATCGCATGGCAAGTATTTTTTCGCAACCTCTACGTTTATTTCAAAATCACTCTTTTCTGAATAGTTCATTTCACTGACTCCTGCCACTCACTCACAAGCTGCGTAATCAGCTCAGGCGAACGATTGAATTTGTTGTTTAGTGTTGCCCTAGCTAAGCCGCAAAACTCAGCTAGGCGCGTTACGTTAAGCCTAGGCTCTAAGCGCTTTATATGTTCCGATAGTGTCATTTAGTTTCCAGCCATTCGCGAAGGATTTTTAACTGACCAGCATAGAAGGCCACCACCTCATCTTTATCATCCACTAAAAATGCATCCTTATTTTTTTCCTCAAGTTTTGCGATTCTTTCTTCTAGCTCCGATTTAGTCATTTCGTTCTCGCTTCTGTTCGTTGATTTGGTGGGTTAATAGTACACTACAAATTATACGTTTTATACACAATATACAATTATCTAGTTGAAACATTTTGAAGGTACGTTCAGATTATTTGAATTAGATTAGGCGGGTATCGGTGGTATGATGGTTTTTCACTAGTAAATGCGTGGGGTATGAACTAGATAAAACAAAGGCACCTAATGGGTGCCTTTTTATTTAGTATAGGTTCTCAGAATAGAGCTTCCCATCAGAACCGACACCTCTAATAATCTGCCCCTCATTTTCAGCTATTAACCACGCCAATTTTCGATTATAGAAGCTGCCAAATTGGTCAATGAATCCCTGCACCTCGTTTGTTCCATTGTGTATTTTAACGCCTCGGCACTTTTCGATAATTGCAGCCTGCTTTCTCATGTGGTTATCCCAATGCCTAGCGCCAATTAATAAAAACGTTTCGCCTTCCTCTGTTGTGTATTGATTTGCCGCACAAACTATTCTCACATTCATTAAACTTTATCTCCCACAAATATCATCGACTATTGAAATGTTGCAAATGCTGTTTCGTTCGAATTCTCTTGCTTTTCCCACCGTGTAGCATAGTGCTACAGTTAGGATAATGGCGCCAATCGCAATTGGTATCATGTTAGACCAATTCCAATACCTGAATCTGGTTTTCATTTTCCACCTCTCACGAGCCACATAGCCAGTAGTGACCCGATTAAAATTGCGAGTAGGATGTACATTAAAGTGTTCATAGCTCGCCATCCATTAACAGCTCTATTGTTTCGCATAGCACTAATATTTGCTCGCGATTTTCATTAATCTCACCTTGCGCGGCCTCTAGTTCTGCGACGACCGCTTCGTATTTTGATTTAATCTCGCGATTCTCGTCGCGTAGTAAAAGCAACTCTTTTGACATTTCAATGATGTCGTTTAGTACTGATTGCATGTTATTCATAAATCACCCCTTTACCATTAATGCGTGAGCCTGTTCTAGCGTGTAAGCGCTGTGCAGCTCTGATTTGTGTGTCAAGTCTACTACCTCGACTTCTAGCGTTTTGGCGCTTGCTTGCGCCCTCTTTAGTGCCGTCTTATACATGAGCGAGTCAATTCTTAGTCTTGGCCCGTTCGTATTAGCTGGCACCTCATTTGCGCGGTACCGTGTCATTTCGTTTTTGTCGGTGTACTGCGTTAACTCGATGTGCGTGATGCCGCCGAAATCATCAAACCATACTTTGTGACTGCAGTTCAGACAATTGTGATTCGAGTCGTATTTAGTGCCAATGCTTTTGCAATTTGGGCAATGTGCAGTGTTCATTTTGATGCCTCCAATTCGTCGATTTTCTGGTGTGCCTGCTCTAGTGAATCTGCATGGCCCTGCTGGTCATTCCCGTGAGAGTAGCTATCACTAACGAATGCAAACTTGAATAGTGAGTTGCCGGTCTCGTAAATGGTGTAATTTTTATATTGAGTGTAATTCATTTGGTTTGTCCTCGTTTTTCAGTGTTTCAATTATTCGCAAAGTTGCTTTAGTGGCCTCAACAGCGCCAATATCATGGCCTTGATTTGCCAGCTCTTCATGCAATTTCAGTGACTCTTTAACAGCTATTTCAAATCGCTCTAAAATGTTCATAGCCATTACCTTTGATTCTTGATCATGAGTTCATCAACTACTTGGTCGAATGACTCGCCGAATTCATCACACAACACATCCCAATCAGCCGGTTTAAGCTTCAAATCATTCCAGAGCTCACCATCGTCACCGTTGCGTAAGAATCTGTAACGCTCTGCATCTTTCTTTAATTGAACTTGATCTGTCATTTTAGCTCTCCAATTCGGTTAATTATGCAACTTCAAAATATTCGGCGGCCTGCTCTGGCGTTGCGTCCTCGTGATACATCCACTCTGCAACCGCTTCTAGCATTTCGTATTCGAACCACTCAAATACACCGCTGTTACCTAATGTTGTTTCTGCGTCGTTGATTGAGTTATACATTTCGTTTCTCGCTGTTGTTTGTTTCGATGTGGTAATACTAATGCAATAACGTTACGTTATGAAATACCGTTAATTCATATAAATACAACTCATTATTCTTTTTTATTATTTCATAACTGGCCATGATTGCTTTAGTATCTGTGCCACTCACCAAATAAGGGGAAGTTATGAATATAGAGCAAGCAATATCAAAAGTCGTTCGTCATGAAATGATCACTCTAGGGTTGTCAATAAAGGCCATTAGTAAGTGCGTTGATTTATGCCCTCAAACGATCTCTAACCAATTAGCAGGCCGAACAGCTTGGAGTGTTGAGCGAATATATCAGTTTAGCCAGCAGCTAAATTTAACAGGTAGTGAGCTATTAGAGCTTGCTGAAAGGCTACAAAAGCTAACAAAGGAAGCAGCAAAATGAGTAACGAATTAATCGTATTGGAAAAAGTTGAGTTGGTGCCGTTCTTCACTAAGGGCGAAAAAGTCAACGATGTGGTTGCACAACTACAAGCAGAAGCGCGGGCATTCGTTCCTGATGTCACAACAGCTAAAGGCCGTGCGGCAATTAAAGCGCTTGTTACGAAAGTAACTAAATCAAAGACCTATCTCGAAGGGCACGGTAAGACGCTTGCGGCTGAATACAAGGCAATTCCAAAGGTCATTGACGCTAATCGAAAGCTCGTTAAAGATGCGTTAACAGAGTTAGCTGAAGAGATTCGCAAGCCACTAACTGAGTTTGAAGAAGAAGCCACTCGGCTGGCTATCGAAAAAATGAACGCAGAAAAGGCCGCCGAACTAGCTGCAAAGGTTGAAATTGATCACGAATTCGGTTTGCTTCTTAACGCTCAATTCGACACTGACCGAGCTGCAAAACTTGAAGCTGAACGCATTGAAGCGGAGCAACTAGAAGCACAGCGTAAAGCGGATCAAGAAGCACGCGAAAAGCGGATAGCTGAAGAGTCGGCAGAGCGTGAGCGTCTGGCATCAATTGAGCGTGAAGCGGAAATACAGCGAAAGGCGGACGAGTCAGAACGCCAGCGCATTGCTACTGAAGAGCGTGCGAAGATTGAAGCTAAGCAAGCCGAAGAGCGCCGAGTATTAGCAGAAAAGCAAGCTAAGCTAGATGCAGCACAAGCGGCAGAGAACGCACGTGTAGCTGAAGTTGCACGTCAAGAGGCTGAGGCTAAGCGCATTGCAGACGAAAACGCTAAACGTGAAGCTAACAAAAAACACGTTGGCGCGATTCGTAAGGCAGCTAAAGAGTCAATAATGGATCTAGGAATCGATGAAGAGACAGCTAAAAAATTAGTATTGGCAATTCATAATAATGAAATAGCTAACGTTTCAATTAAGTATTAAAAAAGCCGCACAAGGCGGCAAGGGGTAGGTATGACGGAAGTAATTCAAATGAGGCCAGAAGAATCCATTGTATCAGTTCAGCAGGATTTCGCAAAGCTGGCGAGCGTGCATGGATCGGTACACTGGGAAGCTGAGCAGAACTACGCTATTCAACAACTATACAAAAACGATTATGCCGTAAAAATAGCGGTATCAAATCCAGTAAGCGTGCAAAATGCAGTTAGGAACATTGCGGCTATCGGCCTAACGCTAAATCCTGCACTCAAATATGCTTATTTGGTACCGCGTGACGGCATGATTTGCCTTGATGTGTCCTATATGGGTTTGATGCACTTGGCGCAAGATACGGGTTCTGTTACGTGGTCACAGTGTAAGATTGTTCACGCTAACGACACTTACATAAACAAAGGCACCTCAGTCGAACCAAAACACGAATACAGCGCATTTGGTGACCGTGGCGCTATAATTGGGGCTTATTGTGTTGTTAAACTCGCAGACGGCGATTTCTTAACTCATGAAATGAAAATAGACGATATTTTCGCTATCCGTAATCGTTCAATGGCCTATAAGAAAAAATCTGGGCCTTGGGTTACCGACGAAAAGGAAATGATTAAAAAAACAGTGGTCAAGCAGGCTTCGAAATACTGGCCAAAAGTTGAGCGTATGAGTGAAGCTATTAAGATCATAAACGAAGGCGGCGAAGGTATCGACTTTGAAGCTGAGCGACAAGAAAAGGTAATTGCTAGTGACGAGTATCAATTCGCTCAATTATTAGTCGGGCATATGTCAAACAGTGACGGCGAATCATTGCTAGACGAATGGACATCTAAAGAGCCAGAAGATCAAGAGAAGGCTTGGAAACACTTGGGCGCACCTGAGCGCCGACAAATTAAACAATTACTGTCCGAAGAGCGGGCAGCACGAAAAGCAGAGGAATCACAGCAATGAGCAAAGTAGGCGTAAGCTTAAAAATAGATGTTAGCAAGATAGAAAAAGGACGGTTATTCAAGGGGCAAAAGGGTACATATCTTGATGCAACCGTGTTTATTGATCTTGATCAATTAGACCAGTACGGGAACAGTGGAATGGTTACTCAGGACGTAACGAAAGAGGAAAAGGATCAGGGAGTTAAAGGGCCAATACTAGGAAACTGTAAGGTTTTTTGGTCTGACAATCGCGCTCAGCCACAACAGCCAGCGCCACATAACCAGCCACAAGGCGGTTTTAACCAGCAACCACAACAGCCAGTGTCAAATGGTGCTCCGCCAAGGATTGATGATTTTGATGATTCGATCCCATTCTAGGGAATATCTTTTACATTCCGTTTTTATTGGCGTATGATCTACGCAGGAGGTGAAAATATGAAACTATGTAGATCATGCAATACTGAAAAGAAGGCATCTGACTTTGGGAAAAGATCAGCAAGCAATGATGGGCTTGCGCATAAGTGCAAGGAATGTCAGAAAGAATATGACAAAAAAAGGTTAAGAGATCCTAAGCGCATGAAGATGCGTAGGGATTACCAGAAAACAGAAAATGGCAAAGCTGCGCACAATAGAGCTACTGCTAGGTGGATTGAGAAAAATACCATCAAGCGGGCAGCACATATTATGGTCGGAAATGCTATTAGAGACGGTAAATTGACAGTATTGCCTTGCGAGGTTTGCTTTAGTACGCATGGCATTCACGGGCATCATGATGATTATTCAAGGCCTTTGGATGTTAGGTGGCTTTGTACTACCTGTCATTCGTTGTGGCACAGGGATAACGGCGAAGGCCTAAACGCAACCTAACTTTTAATAACAAGCCCTTCGGGGCTAAGGATTTACGAATGAGTGTAGTAATCAAAGTTGACACGGGTTTTGTTGGTGGCGTGCATGAAGAAGATACAGGAATGACTACTGAAGAATGGCTAGGGATGTCAGAAAAAGACCGAGACAGCCATGTTCAGGAAGTGCTAAACGATTATTGCCATGCCTATGCTGTCGATGAAGATACTGACGAACCAATATAATAACAACTAACTGGGGCTCCGGCCCCATGGTGATCATATGAATTTATATCAGCCTGAAACATGGGTGTGTGGGAATAAGCGAACTAACGAGTGGATCATTTTTGGTGGCGTCTATAGTTTAGCCATGATTGATCCAGTTGGAAAAGTGGTGCGTGTACCGCGCACTGAAATGGAAAAAGTATGCGTAGAGGTCGTCGATGACTTTTTTGAACGTATCGGAGTTAAAACAAGATGAATATGAGTCAAGTGTTAGAAGAATTGGATCGGTGGCATGACCTAATTCGTGTTGAGTCAAGTGACGCCGCGGTAGCGGATCGATACAAGGGGTTCATTGCAGAGGAAGTGCTAGAGGCCTTAGAAGCAAAATCACTCGGTAATTTAGTCAAAGAACTGTGTGACATTATCGTGGTAACTAGACCGATAGAGCTGCTTGGCTCTAGGTATGCAGCTAAAGTAGCACTGCATCAAGCACACGCGGCAAGAGCGTTATTACATGAGCTAAATGTATATTGGTGGTCTGCGTTGCACATCGTTAATCAATCTAATTTCAGCAAAATGATACTTGAAACGGAGTTAAAAGATGCGCATGACCATTTCAAGCAACTCGGTATTGAAGTTTGCATCAATCCTATTGCGCAAAATTATTTTGGTGCCTATTCGGCAAAAGATCAAACTGTAAATGGTAAGACGTACGCTTGTGGAAAGCTGTTGAAGGGCCCGAATTATCAGGAAATTAATGAATCAACTGAGTGGTGGAAGTAATGAAAAATCAAATAGATCCAGCCATGGATGCAATAATCAAACATCGTTGCGCTAAGTATAAAACTCGAGAAGACGAGCGTAAGGCAGAAGGTGATAAGCGAAATAGCAAAACAGACATGGCAAAAGTACGAATATGGCACGCAATCGACGAACACATTTCAAGTCGTGTTGATCAGGATGACCGTGATTTGGGATTTGTATGAGCGACCTAGACCAGGCGGTTGCAGAAAGATTAGCAGCATTTAGGCAGGCTATCATAAACTACCGCAAAGAAAATAAATTAACGATCGAGAATATGGCGGCAGATTGCGAGATACCGACAAGTGGCCTATGTAAGACGCTTTCTGGCACATCCAATCCATCAGCTAAAACGCTGCTAAAAATTCAAATGGCAACGGGAATAACGATTTAATGAAATGTAGTTGCGGTGGCGAGTTGAAGATATGGATCATTAACCCGCCAATTACTATTTACAAGTGCGCCCGGTGTGGCGCTAAGGTGCGGAAATGAAAAGATACCGTAAGCCAAAGGTTGGCGATGAAGAAATCAAAATGCAAATGGGTAAGGATTATGGCGAGGTCGATATTTGCGTTTTTTTTGGTAAAGGCGTGCCGAAGTGCGATACGAAGCTAGTGTTAAACTACATTTGTTCTGAGATTCCGAACTTCGTAATTAACGGAACTTCAGAAATGCGTCCATCATTAATTGAAGAGCTAGATAGGCGTGGCTATGACTTGGACACACTAAGAATTAGCATAAAAAAGAAGGCTGAAAAATGAAACCAACACTATCACTTTTACTATTCTCAATAGCCGCGTTTGCGTTCGTTGGGATGCTGACGTTTAGCGAGTATGCGCTATTATGCAGGATGATTATTTTGGTTTGCGTTGTGACTATTGTCGCGTGCAAGCTGTTTTCAATTAATGATGAAGCCCAGTAATGGGCTATTTTTTAAACATCGTATAAGCCTTTATTCCGAACGATGCACTTACCGACATGCCAATTGCTATTTGAAACCAAGTAGGCGTCTCCTCCAGCGCACGAAAGCCCTCAAAGACATAAGGCTGTGTACTAGGGATAAAGCAAGCCGCAATGATAGCAACAAACAAAACAGTCCAAAGCTCATCTTTCCAGCTAGTCGCTGAAGCCTTGGCCATTTCGAGTTCCCAATTGTCTTTTGACTCGATTGCCTTCTCTTTCGCAGAGATTTCTGCCTCTTTAACACGCTGCTTCCCCTTTATGACTGTTTCAACTAATCCGAGTGCAGGTTTTAGTATAGATTGCCACATATCATTTCGCCTTCCAATTTCTAATTGCATCAATTAAAGCTGCCCGACCATTACCACCCAGCATCCAGCAAGCCACTACAAATCCGTCAAACCATAGCACAGGCTCGCTAATTGGCACTACGAACAAAGTGTAGGCTAGGGCATGGAAAAGAGCGCACAAGCCCGCAAATCTTGTCCAAACTAGACGTGGTTCGGTGTGTTCGTTCATGATTCAATCTCGAAGTGTGGCATATCAGTGAATGATTTGAATAGTCCACCCCATTTAAGCTTTACGCCTTGCTCATTGGCAGCTTGAAGAAATGCGCAGGCTACTTGTGCTAAGTGCTCAGGCTCCCAGCTTGCAGCGCCGTCAACGTATGCGTAAAAGTCTAGGGCATTTCCGCTTTGATGGTATGACATGTTTTCGTAGCCATCACACTTTGACTTACCAGCTTTAAAGAGTTCGTTTTGCATTTCAGCGGATCGAATGCCGCCAGTGCTTGGGATACCAAAATCAATTTTAGTTAGCTGAATAGCCCTGTCAGCGACACGGCGTAGGTCGATATGGATGCCACTCATATGCTGTATGGATCTTTGTGATAGTGTGAACATAAATCACCTCAACTTTTACCAAATAGCCAGCCACCGAATGTAAATATGGATGCAAGTATGGCTGAATATATTGCAATAATTAACTTCTGGTTCGCCTTTTTTTCTGCACTCGCCACCTCTAAAATCTCGACCCTATCATCTGTTTCATCGGCGAATTTATCAAATCTATCAGCTAGGCCCTTGACATCATTCCTTGTATACCTTGACTCTAGTGACGACTCTGAAAGTGCACCAACCAATTCTTTGATGCTCAGCGCATTTTCGTGCGTTAGCTTGGTTAGCTCTCGAATCTCCTGTCGATTCTCTTTGAATTCCTCTTTGAACTCCTGCCGTATCTCTTTGAATTGCTTGCTTACTATCGCTTCTGTCGGCAAGTCTCTGATGTTTTCGCTCATAACCTTTTAACTCGTAATAGGCGGATGGTATGAACGCGAAGATCATTAAAAGTGCGCCAAATACGAGAACGAAGCCGATTATTAGTATCGTTATTTCCCCCATATTTGATGCCATTAATTAACCCCATTAGTTGGAGCGAAACTACTATGATTCGCGCGTTCTCATAACTGTTATATATGACAGTATAGGCGTTTGAGCTGATTAAATACATTTGCTGTGCGGGCTCTTTCACGATCATAACGGCATGAATGAGAAAGTTTAGACACAGCGCAAGTTTTAGCACCCAATAGCTTGGTTTTCGTACTGTAAAAATCAAAAAGGCCAGCACTAGGCCAGCCATTAAAAAATGATAATCGACATTAAAAATGCTGTTGTAGTTGACTAGTTCTAACCCACCATAAGCGAATATTAGGACGGTCAAATACACGACCAGCGCACACAAAGCGACTGAGTTTCTACTAACGTAATAAATTGCTATCGCAATAAGTACGAAAATTGAATCAATGATAAACCCGCCTAGGTGCGCTGGATCGATCACAAATTAAGTGCCTGTGTCATTGTTGCGCCCACCAGGCCCGCCGCTAGCGTCACTAGGTGGTGGAGGTGGCGGCGGCGTAGGATCTGGTTGAGTAGTCATATAAACGTGATATTCCATTGTGTTACCTCTGTTGTTAATCAATTGTGTAGTCAAATGTTTCTGTTCCTGCTGCTGTTGAGTGCGTTATAACAAAGCTCGTTTGTGAGTTTTTTGCGGAAATGTATATCCCCGTTAGTGCTGCCGCTGCTGCATTTGTAGGCAATAAACTAATGCGTGACAGTGATGTAATTGAAGAATTAATCACAGTAGTAGCAGTTCCTGCTGTTAGCGTAACAGAACCTGCTAGAGGGCCATCATTGTTCTGTATGTCGATTGCTTGCGATGTCGCGGGTATAGTGAAAAAACTAAAATTATTGCGACATTTAATGCGGGCAAAAAAGTTGGTATTCGTCGTAGTGTCCTTTATCGCAAATCGACCACTAACTGTGTGATTTTCAATAGTGCCATCAGTAATTTCACACTGATTACTACTACCGTCTATTAGAACACCCTCAAGCGCTACGCCAGATCCACCATCAGATGAAAAATTTGTCACTTTGCATTTGTTAGCATTCTGCATTCTTATCGAGTGATTAGTATTGACATCTTTAATTATTGCCGAATTAACATGACACCCATCAGCCTCGAAAAAATAAATACCAATCGAGTTGGCTATAGTTCCCAAAATTGTTGCATGCCCAACTACGTTTCGAGCTATTCGTTTAGCTCCGGTTCCCGTTAGAGCTAACCTGTTACAATTTTCAGCAACCAATTTACCAACGGTATTATCAGACGCCCCTTGTGCAAACTCTAACGAAGCAACAGACGGGCAATCAATAGCATTAACAGCGTTAATAGTATTGTTATGCGCTCCCGATATGCTAACACCGCCGCCTGAGTTCTGACCGTTTACGTTGACCTCTCCGACAGTATTATATCTGGGCGCAGTCGCCTTCGCGTTATCTGAGAACAGCTCTAGGGCAAATCGGGGCGCTACTGTAAACCCGTTGACGCGGCCAATTGTATTTCCTTGACAGTCGTCTTTTAATTTCATCGTATGGCCGGAACAGCTTGCATCTGAGGTTACTAGGTCGATACTTGAGTTGTCAGAGTTTTCCATTTGAACAACGTCGTTATCCATCCCAAGACCGGCGATATGGTTTATCACTAATCCACTAGGGCCATTAGTTTTCAGACCGTAACGCTGACCGTTTTGCAAAGTTAATTTACCAAAAACATTAACTACGGCCTGGGCACTAATAAGATCAGGACCTAAGCCGGGGGCCACAACCTGGTTAAGCTTATTGCCATCGAGAGTGAACTCACCTGTGAACGTTAGTGAGTAATTCGCAGACGCCCCAAGCGTGAACATGTGTGTCGTCGCATTATCTATTAAGTTTATTCTCCCCTTTCCAAACAGATTTAAATGTGTCGTTACTGCTGTTGTGTTTATAGATATTTCATCGTCGTTAAACTCGATGACTTTTTGGAGGCTAGCTGCTGCGGCGAATACGGCGCTTTCGTCTGACGCGTCAAATTTTGCCCCGGCCTTCGCTAGTGTTATGTAGCCAGCGCTAGTACGCACCCAACAATCAGCATCAACGCCAGAATTAACGTAATAAGCAGCCGTGCCGATTTCAGCTACACGAGTCGGGTCAAAATTAATAACACCGTCGTGACGGGCTACTTTGCCGACGCCCTTACCAATGCCGCCAGCGGTTGAAGCTGGGTGATAGCCGTTAGTTGAGATCGTATTTCCGATAACTACGGGCGGCAGGTCTGCGATTGAGGCGACTGATTTAATTCTCAGCGTGTCTGCTATCGCGTTAGTTGGAATTTCTCCGTCTGCTGAACCTACATTATAGTCCCCAGCATCCCCGGTATTAGCCTGAAATAACAACATTAATTCATTGCCATTAGTCATGACGATTCCACCACTGCCTGGATCGCTTACTCGGTATATTGATTGATCACCATCTAATACGATTGCGCTACCACCCGTTAGTACATATTGACCACTCGGATAATCTGTAGTAATGGCCTGTGTCAGCGTATCGATTGAATTTACAATATTGCCGCTTTGTTGAATTTCAAGCACGGCAGCATCAAGTATCGATTGGCCCTGGACCCGAATGACATCACCACCACCTGATGGATCGCGAGCTAAAAAGTTTTGCGATACTGTAAAGCTTTTCTTTGAATAGTTTGGAAAGTTTGCCATTTACTTAACTCCGAATCCGCGCAACTGTATAAATGTTAGGCCGCTGCCAGACGTAATGCCTGATTTTAATATGTCAAACCTAAGATCGCCATCAACCGCAATTTTAAATTCGCTTGTGAATATAGTTCCGCCGGCAGCAGCAACCGGATCTATCGCTGCCCGCAGCTTAATGCAATCGAATTTAGTTATTGCCGTACCTGTCTTTCGCATGGAAACAATCATGCTAGCTGGATCTGATAGCGTCCTGACCTGAATGGCAATTATTAGCCACTTAGTGTTTGGAGGTAAAATATCCATGTCAGCAAAAGGATTATCAGCCCCTGATGCCGTTGGACCAAAGCTTTCAAAAACATCATCAGCAGCTAGATCTGCTGCGAAATCATACTTTGTCAGTATTACTGAATCATCACAATAATACTCTTTGCCACACTGAACATACCCAGCAATAGGTTGCTCTTCTTTTATTAATCGTCGCGCCTGTAGGCCATTAGTCATGTCAATCAAGTCTAGATTGTCGGCCATACCCCCTGTAGGGCTTACCACTAGCCAATCAAACCCTTCACCATCATCAACTAGGGTTCGACCTATGTTTCCTATCGTGTCTCCGGGTGCAGCATTGATAGCTTTGGCGGCATCGAGCGTTAAGCCGTAATTTCGAACACCAGAGAAGCTAGCTTGTGATGAATCGGCGGCTATGCTTGTCGTATATCCGTTATTGATATCAGTCTGTGTGGAATCCTGAATAAGCATCGAGTAGTCTTGGTTTACACTGGCGATTATAGCCTTACCATTCCACTGTATCTGCCCTTGGTTATTCGTTCTTAGGGGTTGTGTGGCAGGGAATGAAGCACCGGCAGAGTCAGTAAAAGTCACGGTCAACGGGTAGTCTATCGGTGACTTGTTCGGCTCGCCAACCCAGATATACCCAGATTTCAAAGGCTCAGCACCATTACCAAAAAAATTAGGCTTGTTCGTTTGAATTATACTCATTCTTCATCACTCGTCAGATATTGAATTAAGCCTTGCCTTAAGATTGCTCGTTTAACTTCTGGGGGCTGGCTGGCTAACCATGTCGCAGTTGATTTTAACTTATTTAGCACTGAATTGGCAGCGGTAGAATCGCCGTTGATATAACGCTGCATAGCCTCTTGGAACCCTGGATTTGTTAGCATTTCCTCTGCCGCTTGGCTGGCTTTGGTTTTTGCGCCTCGTAAAGCATTCATTAAGCCAAACCCTGCGCCAGTAACGCCAGCATCGAAAGGTGATGTGGCGGCAGCGCCTGCTGCCATTTGCCCGCCAACCTTAAATAGTTTATTCACAACACCATTTGGAGCATCCATGGCACCAATTACAGCTCTAGCTGTGCCAGATGGATTATTTAAATCTGCCTTATTCGCTTCAACAAGGCCTTTGGATACTTTATAGATGCTATCCATTCTTTGTTTGGCCTCTGGCGGAATGTATTTCCATAACTTATTGGCTGCTGCTTGATTTCTCTGTAGCGCTTCGTAGGAGTCTACAAAGCCAGATAAGCTAAACTGCTTAGCCTTAGTCGCACCGCCAGCGAAAATATCGTTAAGGGCTGATATGGCTACTTGCTGCTTATCCTCTTCAGGTATTGAGTTCATTACCTGATTGAATTTTGCCGTTTTCCCTTGTTGTAACTGCTTGACGCCTGAGCTTAGTTCAGCCATTAGTGATTTAGACAGGTCTTTACCTAACGCACCTTCTAAGCTTTTCTCTAGGGCCTTCCTTTGTTTAACGACAGTCCGTGCTGCCACAACCTCATCAACCATACCTAGGAACTCTGGGAGTTTTAAAGAGTCTTCAGCGAGCGCACCATAGAGAAGTTTTAGCTCACCTTGTCCAGCATCTTTGAATGGGCCTTGTCCCTTCAGTGCAGAACCAGCATCTTTCCTAAACTTTTCAATAAGGCCTTGAGTTGGCCCACCTTCCTGCGTGAACGCCTTGTATATTTTAAGCAACTGAGGGTCTAGGTTTTCAATTCCGCCTAGATCATCAATCTGCTGCTTAATAAATGATACCGTATCTAGCTTTCCCGGTTGAAGCCTAGTTGACTTAGGAATCAAGTCATCGAAAGTTGAATACAAGACCGTCGCTTCATCTTCTAGTTGCTTGACAGTTCCTAGCATACGCTCTGTAAAGTCTTCTGATATGGCGCTTTTATCAGTCGTGCCAGTCCATTCAGATATTAAATCATCCGCCTTTTCGCCCAATTTCCTCACTGTGTCTTTTTCATTTTGCGATAGCTTTGATCCTGGGATTGCTTTTAGTGCATTCTCCATTTCTCGATAGATGTCGGATGTTGAGTAAGTTGATGGATTTACATTAATTCCTAAATCGTCAGCTGCTTTTAAAACGTCAGGATCTGCCATTATCTCAGGTAAGGCGCCTTGCACCTTTCCACCAGCTAACACGCTAGCCACTTCCTCATATGGAGCTTCTTTTGCCCCGCCCTTAAATTTATCAAGTATCTTTGTAATTATTGGCGATATAGTTTCTTTAACCTTTCCTAATCCAGCCCTAACCACTGGGGCTGCAACTTGCATTCCGCCTTGCGTAGCGGCTTCAATAACTACGTCTTCAGGGTTAAATTCACCACCCACAGCAGACTCTGCACCTTGCATTACGCCTTGCGTAGCGCCAGCAACTAACGCTCCTTTACCTAGTTGAGATAGTGCTGTTCCAGTTATTCTGCCAGCAGGGGTAAACGCTGCCACATCGGTTCCGAACCTAGCAACATCAAGAGGGTCCACCCCTTTCGGCTGCAATAGGTAATCGCCAGACGGAAGCCTAACACCCATCTGGCCATTTATTTCTCCAAATTCAGCCTCAGGATAGTTTGCTGCAATCATTTGTTGAATCTCTTTAGGGTCGCCAGTCAAAAGGCCGCCAAGGCTAGTTTTTGCCGCACGCATTGAGAATTCAGCTAATTCAGGAGAGCCAAATACATTACGCTGGCCCTCTTCTCCTCCCATCCACATATCCTTTAATTTATCACCAAAACTTTTCTTTTCTGGAACTGTGGTTGGCTTAAAACTTTCGTTTCTCGATACCGGCTGGCCAGTGTTGCTTTGTTGAAAGTCAGCCTCTGTAGCCAATCCTGAAGATATAGCTTTTATTTTGATCTGATCTTTTGTGGTTCCGTCTGGAACACCTTCTATTACCTGTCCGTTTGGGAGCGTGACATCCATTACATATCACTCCAATTAACAGTCGTCTTGGTTTGCGTGGCTTCTGATTGTGTGATGCCTGCTACCCCTTTTTGCTCCTTAACATCTAATAAGTTGCCTGACTCGATGCGCTCAAGTCCAGCCAGCAGATCACTCTCAATTGATTGAAGCTCTCTTAGGATTGCAGCGTCAGACATCTTTGAATCGATTGCCGCAACGGATGCCGATAGCTTTTTACCTTCATTTTCAGATAGGGCTCCCATGCCCTTCATTTGAGTTACTGCGGTCAAGAAGTTTTGGCTTTGCAATTGATCAATCCACGCACCAACGTTAGCGGCCTCACTGCCAGGAATGAATCGGCGAAATGAGTCCAACCCGGAAAAGCCAGATAGACCAGGGCTGGTTAATATCTTTTGTACTGTTGTCAGCGTGCTTTCAAATGTATCCTTTTCTTTATCTTGCGCAGCCGCATTGGCGGCCTCTGTTTTTAGTTGCTGCGCTGAAACTGGGACCTCAACGCCTAGCGGTATTTTCTCGCCGGGATTAACCCGGCTAACTTGGAAATATTCATTTTTCCCGGTTTCTGGATTCATGCCCTCAACAACGTCATAACCAATCGTCTGGCCTTTACCATATTTTTCCAGTACAGCTTGTTTGAACTCTTCCGAGCCACGCTTTATTCCTGCCGCTTCAAGGTCTTTAATAAAAGGCGTTGCATCCTGAGTTTGTGCGAATAGCTTATTGTAGGCATCTTGGCCGCCAAGTGCGGTGACGCCGAATCCAATTTCATTCATTGCACCTTCAAAATCACCCGCTTGGAAGTTGTCAGCTAGGCCAGCGAATGCTTGATTCTGGGCTAGGTTTTGCTGCCAGTAGTTCATTGCTTCGTCTGGATTCTTTTCTAACATCAATTTCAGCGTTGCGGCCTCATTCATTGACTGCATTTTAGAGTCGTCATCAAGCGCGCCAAACTGCTGGTTGATCTGCTGTGCAAATTGAGGGTCTTCTAAGATCAATTGACGCATGACGGCCGGGTCGCCCGTTTCGCCATACTGCGATTTCAGTTCATTAATTCGAGCCATTGAGTCTTGCTGTTGCGTGTATTGCTGATCATTGCGCTGCTGTTGTTGTAGCTGCTGCTGCTCTTGATTGCGTAACTGTCGCAAGCCCTGAAGACCTACGGCTGTTTGCTGTGCACCTTGCAATAAGTTTTGAGTCATAATTATCTTCCGTATGTCTGGCCAGGTCGTGTATAAATCTGGGTAGGCTGTAATTTTGGAGCGCTCATGGCGTCATAACCAACACCGCCCAACGTGCTAACGGCATCGCCATAGAAATTACTCATTGCTGTATTGGCGTCATACTGTGGATTCGTTGCAGCAACACCGCCTTGATACTGAGTGTTTCCCATATTAGACCCGACGCCAGTCGCTAGGCTCGCTGTCTGTCCTGCCGCGTTGGCACCATAGCCCTGCAAAGCGTTCAGGCCTTGGAGTTTATCCATATAAGCTTTTTGGATTAGCTGTGGGGCAATAGATGCTAAGGCAACATTAGTTTGACCTGTGCGTAGCCCGCCAGTCGCACTGGCATTGCGAAGCGCTGATTTTTCCGCTTGTTTCTCAAACATTTGGAACATCGGGCCTTGCGTGTACTGGCTGGCAAAGTCGCCTTGGCCTTGCGGTGACATTAGGCCTTTGTACTGATCACCAGCCCACTCGCCCCGATCTCGATAGCCTTGCGTAGCTTCTTGGCCTTGGTTAAACATTCTTTCTTGAGTCTGTAAGCTCTGACTGGTCGCATCACGAATTCCAGACGCCTGTTGAGCGGCAGCCTTCTGCTTACCTTTTGAGTTTATGTAGTTGCCGACTAAGCCGCCGCCAACTAAAAGTGCTGCTTCGATTCCCATTCTAAAATCACCTCATCTTGAATCATATCCACTTGCTTAAACTCATGCTTTTTCAATAGATTAAGCGTTGTTTTAAGCGATTTTCGAACATTAGTGTAAACCCGATTATACCCCAAAGATCGTATGAAAATCAGACTTTCTTCAATGTCATCATGTATGTGCGACCAGTATTCTTTGGGCTCACCTATATGTGCTTCTACCGATTCTTTCGAGTGCTCGATTAACACTAAAAGCATTCTATTATTGATCATGTATGGAGTGCCTTGGATAACCTCTTTTGGCGTAACCATTAGCCTATCTATAACACCATGGGCGCTCAGTACGTCAAGCGAATCCTCATGACTTGCAGGCCTTACAGCGCCACCCATCCAATTAATGCCCCCGCAGTTGGATTAAACCAGATCACCTTTAGTGTTAAATCAATATACATGCCACTAAGGTTTGACCGGTAAATGTTATTCGGGTCTGCCGCTGCTCCGCGCAATGGCGTAAATTGATCCCTAATAGATTGGTAGTCGTCAATTAAAGAGTTTGGCCAGCCTAGTCGCTCTAAGTCGCCGTAGGAAACTTGGGGTGATCCTAGCTGATTATTCATGGCATTCTCGTGTCAATTTCTAAAGCTGCAAGGCTTGTCACTGCGCTACTGTACCCGCGCATCTTAACGCCAAACCAGAGCGGGTAATCGCCAAGCCTTAGTGCAATGATTCGTTTTTGATACTGGCCTACAGAGCCGGCGCTAATTATTACCTCCGGTCCAAACAGAACGCCGTCTCTAGTTGTACTGATAAAAACCTTTGGATTTCCGGTTATTGTATGTCCTGGAGTGCTTAGCACTTCTAGGTACGCAATAGTCCCACCAACAACAACTAATGGCGAAGAGCACGACCATTCCAAATCAACGCCATACTGTGTGCATATAGTTGTGTCTAACTTTCCTAGCCTACCATCTTGCTTATCGCCGTAAATCCAAGCAGAGGACGAATCACCGACAGATCTTGGATCGTAAACGCCATTAATACCACGCCACGGGTTATCTTCAGACCGCCACCGGTACCATATCGGCTGGCCAACTATTCCGCTTAACGTCACATCGTAAACTAGAACGTCGCTTGGCAGGTGGCAGATAAGTAACCTCTGGTCGCGCGTATCCCTGATTTCCAATTGAATATTAGTCAACTGAAAATCTGAATACCCATCGATTATTGTATCGATCTCGCCGGTTGATATTTTTTGGTATGAGTTGGTTAGTAGATAGAACGTCGGTGAATTCTCTTTAGAACCGCCAAATACCGCCCACGTACCATCACCGATGCTCACCCTTGCTTTTGGTCCAACTATGCCAATAGGTATCGCTGCGCTAGGCAGTCGGGCAAATGGGAATTGTGGGCCGGCATTATTTGCAAATCTTTCCGTACTGTAACGATTAAATGCTATAAGTTTATTGTCAGTTGACTTACCAACAGCAACAACATCATCAGGGGTAAAATCAGAACCTGCTGACGAAATTGGGCTTATTATCGTTTCGTCAGCTATATTGGTGGACCATAGGTTTTCGCTATCACATAGAACGTAATAACCATCAATCCAAGTAATGTCAGTGTAATAACCAGCGCCAACAGGTTTTGCTATCTGGGTTAGCGTTAGGCCAATAGGGTCATATCGGTAATATTCACCGTTAGCAATGAATGCTATAGAGTTGAATGATGTGGCAAATTGAACCTGTGATGAGCCGGCAATAGTTGTCGCCGATAACTCAGCCACGGCACCGAATTGATCAACTGAAATTAATTTATCACCAGATACCCTTGCATGAATATTAAACCGATCTGACCACATACTGCCACGGTCCACACTGATAGCTGTAGAGTAATCTCTAAGGCCGTCAAGTGTACGAAGGTAGTAAGCGTCACCGTCTACCTGCTGTTCGAAAGCAACCATATTGACCGGAAGTGAGTCTCTCCATTCCGAGTCACCGTCAATCTTCATCCCTTTTAATAGTGGCAGCCTCATGACGTGATAACCTCGCCGCCTTCATCTTTCAAGAAGTCGTTAAACGTCTCTATTCGATCCTGTTTGGTGAAGTATCGGTTACCATAGGTCGTTCTATTACCTTGGCCTCTTGGCATTCCGCAAGGGTATTGAACGGTCTGTAGCTCGATAGTTCTTTGCACGATTGTTTGCATCCCGCGCATTGCGGTAGACACGATTAGCTGTGACGGTTCTTTGTCGAAATAAGGAGCAACAACCAAGGCGCAATTGTACGTAACGCCGAGAACCGCCCAGTCTGGAAGGCCGGTTTCGTCTTCTGGATCTGGATCAACGTTAGGGCTATCTGCATTCCAGCCAAGGCGACGACCTATGCCATTCTCTGACATCATCCAGTCATTAACAGTGGTGAGCGTATCAATCACTTGGGTAGGGTCCGCTTCTACAAATCGGGTATTTAGTCCAAGCGCCTTATGAATGCGCCTAGCTAATCCGCCCTTCTTTATGCTCGACATTGTTTTGAGCCTCTTTGATAGCTGAATCAATCAACTTGTAATGTAGCTTGTTACCGTCTTCGTCAAATAAATCTATGCCAAGGCTTAATGCTAATTCGTCTCGGCCTGGCTTTTTTTCTTCAGTTTGAACTTTGCTTGGGTCTCGAACCCATCCAGCTTTCAGCAGCTCTTCAATATGGCATGTTTGAACTGGGCGACCGAAAACGCCTTTAACCTTGTGACAGTGCTTGTCTGGTTTGTTCGTGTATAGGTATTGCATACGACCTCAGAAAGGGGGCTTTCGCCCCCGTCAGTTAGATTTTAATTGCTACACCGTTTCGGCTTGGGTCTTTATTAACTAAGCCATACCATGTGAACATACGAACACGGCAGTTTAACGTTGCAAGGTTTGCATCATACGCCATGTATAGCTTAACGCCGTTAGCTAATGTTTCAGACACAACCTTCATCCCGTCAAAATCATTTAGCAACTCAAGGGGCGCATCACCATTAACAACACAGATTGAGTCATTAGCCCAGAATGCATTCGCTTGGCCGCCCGTGACGTTAACTGCTGCGATGGTTGCGCCTGAAAGGATAGGCGATGCAATGTTTGCATAAGCTTCCTGTTCAGGCGTAATGCCAGCTTGGCCAATGGCGATTGGCTTTGGAAATACGCTAACAGTAGTTCCATTGATAGCTGTAACCTTAAACGTCATCAACTGTCCAGTATCAGTCTTATCGCTAATGCCGACAGAGTTAACGCCCATCGTTACAACATCACCAACAGCTAAACCAGCAGCAGACGCTACCGGTACAGTGCCCAATCGATAGTCGATATTGACCGGTGACGCGCCAGACACGTCGGCACCCTCAGGAATGTTCAGAACGTCAGCCGAGATGGTTGAGCTATAAGCAGAAGCTGCCACCGTTCCGTAGGTCGGAGCACGCAACAAGTCAAAGCCAGCAACGTTCTCGCCAATTAAGGCAGTTCCGTAGGCTTTTTCTGATCGGTTTTCTGGATAAAGCGTACGCGATGCCAAGTTACCAGCCATCAACTGGTTGTTACGTGGCGTTAGGAAAAACGAGCTGCCCATGCCACGGTAAGCTTGACGCTCAGTCATTAGCGTATCGGCTTCTGCAACAAAATCAAAATCGGTTGAGTTTGATTCGTAATACAGTGAGCCGGTAGTAGTAACTAAGTTTGACACGCCTTTATTCAAGATTGAGTTTTGCTTATCGGCAGATGCACGCGAAGCGCGCTCTAAGAACCCTTTATCACGCAAGTCATCAACACGAACAGGAATAAAGTCGTTCCAAGGCTCGGACAGCGCCAGCGGGTAGCCCTGTTCGATAATTGGAGCCTCTAAGCCTGTTGCATCCCAGCCTTGAAAGCCAGGTCGTTGCTGCTCAACATTACGCCAATAGACGTTGTTTGCATTTTGTAGTTGCGTGCCGGGATGGGTATCAACTTCCACTGATTGGGCATATGAAAAGTTGTTTTCCATTTGTCGCGCTGTCTTGTCATACAAGCTAATAAGCGTCTTTAGTGTTTCGTTAGCCATTATAGTTTCCTATTTAATTTAGCTGAACGCCTTTAGATCTCGCTTCGCTTCTAATTGCCATTATCTTATCCATCTGACCTCTAGAAATGGCGTCATCATACTTACGTTGCAATTCACCGGCATTCTTTGTTGAAGTTGAACCGGTTAGCGGTTCATCAGGCTCCAACGTTTTAGTGGATTTACTAGTTTTTGGCTTTAGCTTTTGCGTGACGATTCGTGTCATGTTTGCAATTGCTTTTAAGCCGGTACTGTCTTCTTCGAGCCATTCTTTAATTCTGTTGAGTTCAGCCGGATTTTTACCCAAGTAATAAGCCAATTTCTCGCTATCTTCGCCAACACTGTCCAATAGATAAAGACCACCACCATTGATGCCTGTCAAGGTATCAAGTGACTCAATGCCGCACTGAATGAAATCAGTCGCTTTGTCTTCATTCAGCTTTGACGCTGTTATGAAGTCTGCCGACCGCTTAGCCAGTCGCACCGCTCTATCTTGTTCAACTTGCTTCTGCTTTAGAGTTTGCTGCTGAGCCTGCACTGCGTTTTGGTTTTGCTGGTTAACCTGATTAAAATACTCATTAATTGCTTGAGAGTATTTAGCTCGGTCGCCATTAAAATCCTCATACAGATCAGGAAGTATAGGTGTTGGGCGTTGCTGCTGTGGCTTAGGTTGAGGCTTTTGCGTCACCATGCCGGCCTTTAGTGCCTCTATTTCTTCCCGTAGCTGTTCATTCTCACTCTTGGCTTCAGATAGCTTTTTGGACTTCTTAGTTAGTTTATAAAGCATCGCCTGTTCTGGCGTTGGCTTATCTTGCTTGGGTTCTTCGCCATCTATCTCAAAATCGAAATCATCGTTAGTCTCTTCAGATTCGTCGCCTTCGCTCTGCGTTTCATCTTCAGGCTCTACCGCTACAGCTTCTTCAACCTCAACCTTTGGCTGGTCTTCTGCTGATTCCTCTTCTTCAACTTGGCGTCTTAAATCTTCTAAACTCATAAGCTTATGCCCTTACTAGCAAATTCAGTAAACCGCTGAACTCGGTATATGCGGAAACCGCCGCACTCGGTATTTATTAAAGCTATTGTACATCATAGTTTGATAGATAAAAACTATTGAACAGGCAGTCCCATAAACCTATCAGCTAGCTTACCTATATTGTCAAGCTCATTGCCTTTTATCTCACTCGCGGTCTTAGCGGCATCAACCTGCTTAAGTTTATTGCTAGCTATTACGTCAATCCGCTTACTCTCTGCATTGAATGCGTCAATTTGGTTCTTAGCGGTATTGTTGGCGGCATCAGATTGAACCTTGGCCATGCTTGCATCAGCCTTAGCTTGCTCTGCGTTAGCTAGCGCCATATTAGGATCGGGTTGTTGTCCCTGCTCTTGTACTGCCTGCTGTGCCTGTTCAAACATTTCTATTTCGTCGTCAGACTGTGGTTCCTTAATTCCCTGTAAAATCAATTGATTATTGGCCCATTTACGGATGTCTTTAAACCCTGGTGCGTCTTTGATTGCCATGTAACTAAGTAGTAGTATCTGGCCCTCTGGGGTTCCCTGTAACGCTGTCGCCATAGATTGCAGCTCTGCCTCTGCTTGTTCACGAACGCTTGAATAGCTTGGACCAGTATCAACGTACACCTCGAACGAGCCAACATTAATGTCGTTCTCGATCTCTTCTTTGCCAGTTTCGTAATTAAACTCTGATTTCATTAGCGTGGCGGTATCTTCCGATCCGTCAATCTTGGTCACTGTTACCTCTTGCTCACCATCATTCAAGTCCTTGAACATTGATAGCCAAATCCTACCGGCCTGCTTAGTTGCAAGTGATAGACTGTTTTGATATAGGAATGACTCCATATTGCTCGACTTCTGAGCGGCCATGATCTGACCTTCAGTGACTTGGCCATTCATCATCATGTCTTGGTCAATCGTTCCGCCCGTAACGTCATCTACAGACTGGCGTACTAGCTGCATCAACTGGGCTTGTGCTGCTGGCATGGCCGGTGGCTGCATGTAGCCTATCTGGCTCGCGTCATAAGGATTGCCAGTTGTTGGGTTTAAATCATTAATCAACTTATACGGGAAATTGTCATCCGGTCCCGCGTCAGTCCAATAAGTTTCCTTACCTTGGATCATTCCGGCAGGAAGGATTGGCTTCTGTCTAGGGCCTTTCATAACGATGTCGGTTGTGTAGCTCATTAGTCCATTATGTAAGCGTTGTGCGTCCTGAGCATCCCAATAGATGCCTCTCCATAGCTCGCGGCCTTCGATGTATGACCAGTCACCATATGCGCACACAATAGGAATGTATTCACCTGGTATCGTCTGCTTCTTGAGTACCTTGTCACCGTCAACAATATATTTAGTTACTATCCACCGATCAGTAAACTTCTCGCCAACCCGCAAATAGCCGCCGTCCTCAATCTCATCCATGCGAGCCTTTAGCTCTTTTTGCTTGATAATAATCGACTCACCCAAGGGGTCTTCAAACTTTAGAACACGTTCACGTTTACGCTCTCTATGATAGAACTCGCCGATTTTTATTTCATTAGTATTAGCGCCACCCCATAACCAGTTGTTAGATGTATTTGGCTGTTTAAACACAGGTGGCGCTTCATTCTCATCGCAATCAATACCTATCTCTTTGCAATAGTGCTTCCATGAGTCAGTGCTGAACGTGGATATAATCAAACCCCAACGAGCATCAGACTTGTCTTTAGTGCGTGCACCGGCGTCCATATAAACAACGTTGTTAGCTTCATTGATTGGCTTTGGGGTTATACGTTGGTGGTCGTTCATGTCGTTATTGCGTGATTCGTATTCAGTACAGAACCTAAACGCACCAAATCCACAATCAACTTGGTCTTGAATCATCGTCTCGATTGATTCCTCCCCTCTGATCATGTCGTTTCTAAACTTACCGTTTAGTATTTCAGCAGTGTCAGGGTTGGCGCCATCACGCGCTTTAAATTCGACCTGCGGCGGTGATTGCCATAGCTCTGCAAGTATTTTATTGCGCTTAGGCTTAATGATGTCGAATTGGCCACGGTATTGAAGCTGCACACCGTCATAGCCGAAGTCATCCCATTGATTTGCACGGCCAAAAAACAGCATTGTGCTTGCTTCTTCACGGGTTGCATTCGTGACAGAATCCGAAGTTTGTACCAGATCTTTAATATCTTCTATTTGCATTTATTCGGCCCTGCGGCTTGATTACTGGTGGAATATAATGGTTTTTTGATTCTCCAAGATCGCCTTCCCTTTTTGCAAATCTCCGCATCATATATGCGTATCGAAGTGCATCCAAGCAGTCATCATTTGACTTGACTATCTTGCCTTTTTCATCTCTGTGATATTGTAGCATTTCATCTAGAATATGTCTCAATCCCTTAAATACCTTAAGCTTTCCCTTCATCAGCAAGTCGTTAAGCTCATATAGTCCGTCCTCCACTGTGTTCCCGCCGCTAGGCCATGTCGCGTGGCTGTGAAGCATTGTAAACCCAGCGTCACTGTAATGTTGTTTCTGCTGAACGCCTGCGTCACGTCCTTTTTCATGCTGTAGCCCGTCGTGAGGCCACGCTGTTGGTACGTCACTAGCCCACACCTTGACTGACCCCCAAGCGTCATTGGCTGATTGCTTTCGCTCTTTGTATGCTCTTGTTAGGTAAAACATGCCATTGTCTCGGTCTTCAACCAACTGCACGTGTGCCTGTGGATGATCCCAGCCAAAATCCATGCCATCGATAACAAAAAAATGGCTAGGTATTTCAAATGCGTCACAAGTAATGTAATCCTCGCTTAGATCATAGATTCGACCGTGACCAAGCATTGGTACGCCTTTGGTTCGCATTTCGCGCTGGTGGGTAGGGAACGCCTCTAGCATTCGTTCGGCTTTTTCTTTTGTGATGTGAGGTGCATCAGACCACCCTTTCATCATAAAGAACTGAGACGAGCTAGGGTTATCCATAAACTGAACCACAAGCTCAGTTCTGCCATTTTCTGGCGTAAACGTGTAAATAACCCTTCCGCCTTTGCCCTTATCACCGTTTACTGTGCGAGTTAGAACTTGCGGCCTAATTTTTGCGTCTGTCGGCTCTTCGTCAATATGAACCCAGTCTACAACGTCACCCATGATTGCATGCTGACCTTGACTGTATGACCATAGCTGCATGGTTGATACGCCGCCACTCGCATGCCTAACGCGAACAGATCGCATGGCGTTTGGCGTTCCTGTGGCGCTTTCCCAGTTTATTATTCTATCCTTAGGTACTAATCCACCTTCAAATTGACTACCGGTATACTTTCCAAACAGCGCAGTTTGCAGCAGGTCTCGGGTCTTTTCCATTGAATAGCCCAAGCCCCAACACATCGGAGCGAAGTCAAACTTATGACCTTGCCAGTCTTCTGGATACTCACCCAGCAAGTGACAGGCATCAATGTACGTGCCCAGAAATGTTTTCCCGATCTGATTACCCGCACATAGACAGCACTCGAAGTAGTCACCAGTTGACGTTATAAATTGCTTTTGCCAATCATAGAGCTGATTGAAGCGCCTAATATACATGGTCGCCTTCTTTCGCTTTACCTGCTCTTCAAGCAGCTGCAAGTATTCAATCTTGGCTTTTGAGTTCATTCTCTAGCGCCTTTATTCGATTGTTTAGCTCGTCATCGGGTATCTGACTGAATGAGTGGGTGTTCTCGATGGTTTGCTTGTCACCATAAACTTTAGGTAATACTTTAGATAAATACCACTTGCGAGTGTCGACCCTTAGTCTTGACCTAGCTATAACTTCACCATTAGTTTGATATCCTATCGCCCCACCATCTTTTCCTATCTTTTCCATTAAATCGTTAGTGCCATCATCAGCAATTCCAATGATCTCAGCAAACAAAGCTTCAGCCCCAAGCTCCTTAGCTGTCGCGTATTGCTCTTTAAACTCAGGCTTCTCATTTAACCAGCGAAAGAACGTAGCCATTGCTGGCATTTCTTCATCAGACGTTATAGACCTAACCGACTCACCAGACGCTATTCTCTCGCACATAGAGATGACAAGATCGTCATTATAATCAGTTGGCCTACCAATTCTCACCTCGCTATCTTTAGATGCTGCCATTAGTCAGTCGCTCCGTCGATTGTTTCTTGCTCTTGATCCGTCAAGTCCTCTTCAGTTTCTTTTGCTAATGCGTGAGCTATCTCTTCGTCACTGTAATGACTTAACGGCTTTCCGTTTAATGTTACTGCTGCTTTCATAAGTTTGCCTGCTTACTCAGTATATGCCGTTCGCCGACACTGCGTTTAACTGCCTTTGTGTGTTCTAAAAATAGTATACGATATATCCCAAACCGAGGTATCACCAGTTATTGAATTTATTTTAATGGTCCCGCCATTAGTAACGAATGTTGCCAGTGAGTAAAACGCCGTTGTAGTTGAGTAGTCAATTGTTGTTCCGGCCCCCTTAGGAAAGGAGAATGTTCGAGTGGCAATAGCTCCTACCGGAGCTCCAATATCAATAATTAGGTCAGCAAGACCGGAAACGTTATTGTTACTCGTTTTAAAATCAATCCTGATCTCATAGGCATCACCTATGTTTTCTGGTGTTATTACCGTCCCATCGTAAAGGACCGTAACACCAGGAGGTACGAAAGTGTCAATTATTGTCGCCGCATTGTTTGGCAAGTCTGAGGTGACTCCAGCGCTAATAACAAATGGTGCGCCAGACGTATAAACATCGTCTTGGTATAATGCCCATCCGGTAGTTTGTGTTGATGCTGTATCGACAAATTCTATAGCATTCTCAGCCACATTAACTCTTGCAACTTTTAATCCTTGGGCTGCATAGGTTGCCGGTGTGTCAGGAAGTTGAATGAAGGCTTCTGAAGTGTATTCTAGGGCGGTACCACCTGGGTTTACTTTAATAAGTTGCCCTGGCGCGCCCATTGAGGCCGGAGTATCGGCCAAATCAATAAAATTAATATCGCTGAATTCTAGCGCAGTCTCTCCAGTATTTACCTTTGCCAACTTACTGGCCTGTCCAACGTAAGTTGTTGGCGTGTCTACTAGGCCCGTGAATAAAGGATCACTAAATTCTATACCGGTCTCACCAGTGTTAACGCGGGGCTGCTTTAGGCCTTGCCCAGTATATGACCCAGGCGTATCAGTCAACCCAAGATATGCAGACGGGGCTGCGGCTGTCGTGAACTCTAACCCTGTTTCCGTGCTATTTACGACGAGCGTTTTACCGAACTGACCAACATAAGACCCTGGGGTGTCAGTTAGCTGCCTAAAAGTTGTCGCCAGTGCTTCACGAAGTACGCTGTAGGGTATTTTAACAACTTGACCACTAGAAGTTTCGTAAGCTATGAATTGATCGCCGTTGCTAATGCTATCTTTTGTTGGGTAGTTGCCTACGTCTGCCATAATTCAAACTCATTGATTTTCGTGTAATTTTACGCTATGCGCCAAGGAATGGCAAAGGAAAGGTAATTGGAGCGGATCGTGGGAATCGAACCCGTCCTACGCTAGTAGACTCCGACTGCTTAGGTTAACAGTTGCACGACCTCGTGCTGTATCCGCATAGTGAACTACCAGACTCTTCGCAGAGTGTCAGGCTCAGGTTTAGCAGTGACCTGTTGCAGATTGTGAGTAATCACCTCCTAGCCCTGTCGGGGATATTTGGCTATCTTGATTCGCTTAGTTTACTATTTACCCCTTACGTTTTCAATCATGTCACATACTCCTAGCGATATCCCTTATCGTTCCAAGTATTTCAGCGCGATCTTCTAACAGGTTCTGAACTCCCAAGCGTAGCCGCTCATTCTCAGCCTTTAGCGCATCACGCTCTGTTGTTAAAACCATTAACATATCAGTACTGACTTTATCTAGTTCACGTAGATCATTAATAATTGACCAGAGCGCATTAACTAAAGTCAAATCGAAATCTTTTGCGTTAATTGACATAGGAACATTGATCATCAATTGGTCATTTATAGTAATTATGTCACCATTTAGTTTAACTGTTGGTTTTAGTTCTGTTTTGTTACTCATGATGAGCCTCCATCCACTCCAAATATCGTTTTTGATATTCATCAGCTGCCGCATCAAACTTAGGTGTATTCCCAGCGTATACGCGAAACCACCATATTACGCCGTCAGGGACTGGGTTTTCTTCTTCGAATTTTGCTCTACAATCACTCATTGCCAGACCCTGTATTCAACCTGCCTGACAATCACAGGCTGACCCCTAGTAGCAAAATCCCATCCGTAACTCTCTGCCATTTCTTTTTCTTCGTAGTCCATTTCCTCTGAACTTATTGACTCGTAAACTCTTACAGTCATAATTTCGCCGGATTTGATACACTGACATTCGCAATATTGCTCAAACTCACCATTACTAAGAAAGTCCTCCATGGCTAATTCTGGTGTAGCGCCTTCGCCTGAGAACGATATTGTTTCAATTTCACAAGTTGCAACGTAATCACTCATTGCCGCTCTCCTTTAGTCGATAGCCTGCGTCATAAAATGCTCCAGCTATTTCATGCTGATTAGATTGGCGCATTGATATCGAATTAACATTTGAGAATATATCCTCAGCGGCATAGCAGAACTTAAGGCGATTTTTGGCCTCCGCCTCTTTCTCTGCCTCTGCTGGCTCGGTTTTGATTGCTTCGAAATCAACTTTATCGATTCTTGATATTGTTTGAAATCCTGTACTATTTTTCCACCAAAATTCTTCGTTGTTATACGCAACAACAAAGCCATGAGGCTGAGAACTTGATTTAAAACCCCATGAGGCATTGTGCGGAATTACTCGACACTCAACCCCAGCCGGTGGCAGACCTTCACCATCCCACTCTTGCGGCTCAGGCATCGGCGCTACATCATTCACATCAATCAAACCTGCGCTCTTTCGTAATTCACGTCGTTCGCGCCAATCGTTTTCTGTTATTGCACGCGCACCGGTGATTAGTCGTTCATTGGTGGCTAAATCACCCCACGTTGAGTAAATATCCGCCCACAAATTCAACGTCCGCTCGCGCTCTGGAATTGCTAGATTTGGAAACACAGTGGTGGAGCCGGTTGGCGCAAGTGCAAATAAGTATTCCATATCATCTTCCTGGTTATTGATACATGCATCGAACACACGAGAAGCAGCAGCTAAGCATTGAGAGTAACCAACGTGATTACTTGCCACTTCATCCATTATTAGATCAGCTGCTTTAGTCAGTTTATCGACCACTGGGCCTGTTTGGCTTGCGTAGCTGTCATTGGCTATTGGGCGGCGGTATCTAGTCAACTCAGTTGCAAGCAACCTATACTCAGCCCCGAATATTGGCACTTGCTTTATCCATGCGCCTTGATGAAAAATCTCGTCACCTTCCTGCATTATGTCATCTTCGGTTATTGCTCTATATTCGTTAGTCATTATGATTCTCCAAGCTTCTCCAATATGGCTGATCAGTGTTAGTTTCTTTTGGAAACGGCTTATGATTTACGCTTTTAACGCCTTCAATTAAATCAGGCTTTGAACTTATAAATATTTCGCCGCCAAAAAGGTAGTGACGTTGCATTTCTTCAAAGTTCTTATGCTCTGCTTGCTGTGTTGCTGTTAATTTGTGCCACCACGACGGCCTATCATCTACGTTACGTACTTCGATGCAATTGCAATTTTGCCCTGAGCTATTATCCATTTTACTCTCCCCACTTTTCAAACAGGCACCAATGCCCGCTGGTTGCAACGATATGGCGGTTCGGATGACTTAGCATGAACTCGACTGCCATTCTGCTGCTTACATATACGCCGTTCATTTTGATTGCTCCCTTACCTTGAATTCAAACAGTTCGACTCGGGCTCTTCGGTTGTTTCGTTCAGCTTTGCCCAGTGGCATTTCACTCTCCCATTTGCGCCAATTCGATGTGCTAATGTAGACCAAGGCCGCCGCTTCTTCTTGAGAGAGTCCAGCATCTAAGCGGGCCTTTTTTAGTTGTTCAGGTGTCATTTTATACTTCCCACGCTAATGCTAATTTTTTGGCTTCTCTAAACTCGAAATCTCCGCCCGCTTCTGCCAAAAACTCAAGATGAACTTCAACCAAATCACCGACCACTTCGTCATCGTTGCTTAAGCATGCTTGTACCGCGTACTGTGCTGCGATTTCTTCAGCTGTCGCAGTATCAGCGCAAACTTGATTAACTATTATTGCCACTTTCTCGATGCTGTGTGCGTTCATTGCTGCGTTAGATAATATTTTCATGACTTTCTCGCTCTGCGTTGTTCGTTTCAATACAGATACTATGCCGTAGTAAAGCGCCGTAGTAAAGCGCTATTTAGTATTAGATTAGAATTCTTACTAACATTAAATAGACTTGTTATGCGTTTTTGTTATTATTTATTTCTTTTAGCTTGGCTTTGTATTTCGCTGCTATTTCGCGCAAATCATTAGCTGTGTATTTAGCTGGTTCGCGAGGCCCTTCGATTGCATCTAGCCTTTCTTGTCCGATTCGCTTTAAGATTCCGATTCGCATGTTGACTACGTTGCCACTGGAATCCCGGTTGCATCTAACGCACTGCTTAAAACAATTATCTTCATTAAATCTTAATTCTGGGCTTGCGCCGCGACTTCGATAGTGCCCAGCATCCCAACCACCAGCGCCAGTGTAGCCGCCATTGACGGCTTTTAGAGTGCCGCAACTAATACAGCCATGCTTTGCATCTCTTGCGCGAATGTAAGCGTTAAACGATGTCTGTGCTCTCTGCATTAGCTTTGATTTTGCGCCTTGGCTTTCGACGCGATCTTTCATTTCTTTTAGCTCTTTGGCTTTCTTCTTTTGCTCTGCAACAATGCGTTTTTCTTTTGTGTGATCTGCTAGACATTCAACAGAGCAATAGCCTTTTTTCTCAAGTATGGATGTACACTTTGCAACCGATGGCAATTCTACCGCCTTACATTGTTTACATTTCCTCATTTCGTAACCTTTTTAATTGTTCGTCTTTAAGATCAACAGCAATCGATAGCCGCCGAACTTCGATGAAAAGTTTTAGCACCATTTCGATCAACCCGCCCTTACCTTTTCGCGCGTAGACCTCGTGGCATTTTTGGAGCTTGCGATTTATTGCAGCGTCTTCACCTGGTTTGATTAAGTTAGTCATTTGAACTCTCACACTCTGCCGCTAATGCCGCATAAGCCGCCATATCTTCGTAATCGTCAATGTTGAACTTCCCTGCTGTTGCCCGCGCCTGCTTCAGCACGACCATGAATCGCCAGCCTTGCGCCTCCGTTAATCCTGTACCTTCTAGTGCATTGAACGCCTCAACACATCGCTTCATTGAGCGTTCGCCGCCTTCCGTATCTCTACTAGCTGCACGATCTTCTATGTGCTTAGCGCCATTTCTTAGAATTTCGTTTGCCTTCATTCTCAACCCCTCCAATTCGGGAAAACCATTGATACACCAGCCAACTCAGCAAATCGACTATTGATAACCTCATAGACCTTAGTTACTTCATGAGTGTCAAGGTCGGACGTGCTCTCTTTGTTAAACATCGCTTTTTGAACTATGCGCCAGCCTGTTTCTTTAAAGTTACTTTCAGTCCACTCAACTTGATTACCCTTTTTCTCCACCAGCTCTATAAAATCACTATAGCTATACCCAGCATCATTAAGCGCTTGCGCCATTAGCTGGAAATACTTATGCATAGCTGCATTCTGAGTCGTTGTCCTTTTTTTTGGTTTGTCAGATTTCGCTTGTAAATCAGTTATCGCGTTATAGCACTGAACGATTAGATCGTTTGCTTGGTCTGCGCTAGTGACTCCGGTTTTTATTACTGCGTCGAGTTTGTCTAGTAGGTCATTCATCGCTTGGGCCTTTTGGTAGTGGCATCCAGTGGGTAGGAGTAAATACCAGTCCACTCATATTCGCCATGCCAACGTTATTTCCTGACTCGCGATCCTGTAAGCTCTCTGAAAATATAGAATATTCGCCTGTTGTAATCCCGTAATTTGAAGAAATTAATACATCTACGCCAGCGCTCGGCAATTCATCCTCAACGCTTACCCACTCACTAGCCTTGGCTGCTTCGTAGCCTGCTTCGAACATATCAAACAACTCTAATGTTCTAGGATTATTATAAAGACCTTCTGCGCTTAGTATTCGTCTTGCAGCATCTTTTGGCAGCAATTCAACACACGCCATTTCGAACTCTGCCAGTATCTTATCCATTACTCACCCGCCTTTGGATATTCTGAATATCAGCATCACGCTTTAAAGATCTTGCATCATCGCGCATCAACGCCGCACTATGTTCCCTGTATGTCGTCATTTTATGACACTCGAAAGCCGGTATATTAGGGTGGTTAATAGTCTCACCCCTTAGAACCTCA